TCGTTATATCCAAGAATCAGATGGTAAGTTAACTATTAATAATCAACAAAATGTAAACCCTTTGTTGAAAAGAAATAAAGACTTATACAATCATGATAAAGGATGGCTTTCTCAATCTAAAGAAATGAAAAGAGTTGCTAGTGTACCACCTCTGGTCTTACAAGTATGGGCACATGAATACAATGGAAGTAGAAATTGGTTTGCCCTACCAAAAGAAATTCAAAGAAAAATTATGAGAATGAAACTAAACTCTAATGAGTTTAGATATTTCAGAACAGCAGAAGGATCTTTATAATGGCATTATCATCATATTCAGAATTAAAATCAGCAATAGCTAATTGGTTAAATAGATCAGATTTAACTGATGAAATTGCTGACGATTTTATTAAACTTACAGAAGCAGATTTTAACGCAAAGTTAAGAATCAGAGCTATGGAACAAATAGATACTATTACAATAGATTCAGAAACAGAAACAGTACCAACAGGATTTATTGCAGTTAGATCATTTTATATTTTATCTAACTCAACTAAATATCCTTTAGAATACATTACACCAGCTAATATGTTTGAAACAAGAGGAGGATCTAGAACTGGAAAGCCTAGAGCTTACACAATAGAAAGTGATAATGAAACAGAAACTTTTAGATTTGGTCCTTCTCCTGATACTAGCTACACTGGTTATCTTTCATACTACAAAGCTATATCACCTCTTAGCGTCTCTAATACATCCAATTGGATGCTCGCAAATCATCCTGCAGTATATCTGTATGGATCCCTTTATCACGCTACTAACTTTTTAGGTGGTATGGATCCACAACAAACACAGAATTGGTTACAAATGTATGCAACATCTATGGAAAGATGTGAGCAAAACGACAAACAAGATTCATATGGTGGTGCACCTGTAGTTCAAAGAACAGATGTTCAAACCGACTTATCATTTTATAGGACTAGATAATGATAGTACGTAAATTTATAAAAGGTTGGGCACCAAGATTTAATAAAGAAGGATTAAAACGTAGATCTACTATTAGACCAGCAAAAATTACTGGAAAAAAATTAGTATGGAAAACAGATCCTTATGGTGTTGATTATATATCAGAAAGAGCTTTTTCTAAAAAATTAAATCTACATACACATAAAAAAAGAATAACTCAAAGATATGCTAAAGCATATCAAAGAGGTAAATTTAAAGATACTAGATGGCAACGAGGAAATGAAGAAGTTCGTGGTTTTAGAAATAGTATTAAAGATTTAAAAGTTAAATTTATAGGATAACTATGCAAGTACCTTTTGGAGAATGGCTACCTGATCAACCTGATCATGGCAAACAAGGAGCAAATGTTGCTACTAATGTTTATCATGCAGCAAATACTTATAAAAGATTTCCATCTTTAGTAGCTTATAGTTCAAATACTACAAGTACAGATTCTAAAGGTGCAGGTTCATTTAGAGATAATTCTAATACAGTTTATAACTTTGTAGCTACAAGAACAAATATTTATCAATTAACATCTGGAGCTTTTACTTCTAGAAAAGCAAGTTTAAGTGGAGCTGCTGATGATTTTTGGACATTTACTCAATTTGGTGAATATGTAATAGCAAGTAATGGAGTAGATGCAGCTCAATATTATTTAATGGGAACATCTACAAACTTTGCTAATCTTACAGCAATTCAAACTGCAGGTACAGCACCAGTATTTAGAGTTTCAGGAGTAGTTAGAGACTTCTTAGTTGTAGGAAATATTACAAACGCAACAAATAGAATTCAATGGTCAGGCATTAATGATATTACTGTTTGGTCAGGTAAACAATCTGATTCACAAGATCTTCCAGGATCTGGTGGACAGGTAGTTGCAATAACCTCTGGTGAGGTTGGATATGTATTTAGACAAAACCAAATAATTCGTATGGACTATGTTGGTGGATCAGTCGTATTTAGGCTATCAGTTATATCTCCAAATAGAGGAGCTGTATATGGAAGAACAGTTTGTCAGGATAATAGACAAATATTTTTTTACGCAGATGATGGTTTTTATCAAATAAATGGTGATCAAATTATGCCTATTGGTGTAGAAAAAGTTAATAGATATTTTGATCTTAATTTAAACAAAGCATACGCAGATAGAATTTGTGCAGCAGTAGATCCATTTAATCAGTTAGCTATGTGGTTATTTCCAAGTACATCAAATACTGCTAATACAACAGGTATTTGCGATAAAATAATTATTTATAATTATGCTACTAAGAAATGGTCTTTAGCAAATGCTAGTGCAAGTACAATATTTTCACAGTTTGTTGGAGCTTATACTGTAGAATTAATGGATATTTTATCTCAAAACTTAGAAAATATTAATGCTGCATTAGATACAGATTTCTGGTCAGGTGGACAAGTTTTACTTGGTGGAATTGATAGTGATTACAAAGCTGCAATTTTTTCAGGAACAGATAATGAATGCGAAGTAGAAACAGCAGAAATAGAACCTTTTCCTGGAATGAGAGCTAATATAACAGGTGTTAGACCTATTGTAGATGCAACAGCAACATTAACAGTTAAAGCTAGAGAACGATTAGCAGATACAGAATCTGAAACAAGTTCAGTATCTATGAGAGATAGTGGAATAAATCCAGTAAGAAAATCTGGAAGATATATAAGAGCAAATGTTAAAGTACCATCAGGTACTACATTTACTCACGCACAAGGAATAGACCTTGTAGCAACAAGAGCAGGTACACGATGAGTGATGAAAACGATATAGATAACGTTAGATATTCAATGGAAGCACAAGAGTATTTCCAAAGACAATTGGAAGCTAGTGTTAATGAATTAATAAATAAAAATAATACTGAAAGCGATAAAGCTTACAGTTGGTTTATGAATTAGGGAGAATCATGGCAGGAAGTTATATAGGAAAATACGATACAACAGCAGGAAATAATTCAACTACTTCAACAGGTTCAGTATCTGTTGCAGAAGGAATGTTACCTTCTAATATTAATAATGCTTTTAGAGATTTAATGGCAGATATTAGACAGTTTTATAATTCTGTTGAATGGATTGAATATGGAGATGGAGCAGGTACTTACACACCAGCTTACGCATCTTCTACAAGTTTTACAATTGCAGGAGTTAATGTAACTTCTGTTTACCATGTTGGACGTAGAGTTAAAGTAGTAGCATCTACACCAGGTACAATTTATGGATCAATTACAGCTGTTGCTTTTTCAACTAATACAACAGTTACAGTTGCTTGGGATTCAGGATCTCTTTCAGATGAATCTATAACTTCAGTACACATTGGAGCTATTAGTGCAACAAATACTTCATTACCTGAAACTACAGCTATAACTGGAGATTACACATTAGATGTATCTGGAGATATTATTCTTGATGCTGATGGAGATAATGTAACTCTTAAAGCAGCAGGAACTACTGCATTAGATTTTGTTTTAAATGGAGCAACAAGTACAACATTAGATGCACCTGGCGACATTCATTTAGACGCAGGTGGAGGAGATATAAAATTTTATGATGATGGTACTCAATTTGGAGAAGTTACTAACTCATCAACAGATTTAGTTATTAAATCTACAACATCAGATAAAGATGTTTTAATTAAAGGTAATGATGGTGGTAGTGCAATTACTGCATTAACATTAGATATGAGTGAAGCTGGAAAAGCTACATTCAATAATGATGTTATTGTTTCTGGTTTAACTGCTAGTAGAGCTTTAACTACAAATGGTTCAAAACAACTTACATCATCAGCAGTAACAGATACAGAATTAGGATATTTAGATGGCGTTAGTTCAGCTATTCAAACTCAACTAGATGCTAAAGCAGCAACAACTTATGTAGATAATGCAGTTGCAGGACTTAGAACTAGAATAGTTGTAGAAGCAGCAACAACTGCCAATGTAACACTTTCATCTGATCTTCAAAATGGAGATACAATTGATGGAGTTACACTTGCTACAGGAGATCAAGTCTTAGTTAAAAACCAATCTACTGATAGTCAAAATGGTATTTATACAGTAGTTAGTTCAGGTACTGCTAGTAGATCAACTGAGTATGATGCAATAGCAGAAATATCAGGACAAATTGTCGTTGTTAATCAAGGATCAACTAATGACAATACTATGTGGATGTGTACTACAAATACATCAGCTACATTAGGATCTGATTCAGTTTCATTTACAAAAATTACACCACAAAATGTTGGAGACGTAACTTTAACTGGAACACAAACTTTAACAAACAAAACATTAACAGCACCAATATTAAGTGGATCAAGCTCAAGTGCTGGTTCAATATTATTTAAAGAAGATACAGATAATGGAACAAATACAGTAACATTAATTGGTCCAGCAGCAACTGCTGATGTAACAGTAACTTTACCAGCAGCAACAGATACATTAGTTGGTAAAGCAACAACAGATACATTCACAAATAAATCTATTGATTTAGCAAACAACACAGTAACAGGTAGTTTAGCAGAATTTAACTCTGCTCTACAATCTGAAAGTTTTGCTGGGTTAGCTGCTACACAAACACTTACAAATAAAACTTTAACTTCACCTAAAATTAATGAAGATGTTGTTTGTTCATCTACAGCTACAGAATTAAATTTATTAGATGGTTGTACAGCTACAACAACAGAATTAAATTATCTTGATCTTACAACATTAGGAACAAGTGCAGCATCTAAAGTATTATCAGCAGATGCTAATAATTTAACAAAAATAACAGGTGGTATATATTTAGAAGAAGCTACATTAACATTTGATGCTACTCAAGATTGGGATGTTAGAGCATCTCCAGTTGCTAAAGTAACTTTAACAAATAATGTAACCTTTGATGCACCAACTAATCCAACAACTGGACAATTCATTTCAATTGTTTGTATCCAAGATGGCACAGGAAGTAGAACTATTGCCTGGAACGCAGTCTTTGAATTTACAGGAGATGAAGCACCTACAGCTACAACAACTGCTAATAAAGGCGATATGTTTAACTTTAGGTATAATGGAGCTAAATGGCTTGAAGTTGGTAGAAATCTTAATTTAACATTATCATAGGAGTAATATGTTTGCATTAATAGAAAATCAACAAATAACTAAATTTTATAATAGTAACAAAGGTGTTATTATTGGAGATAATCAATATCCAAAATCTATATTTACTTTATGGTCTGAAGCTCAAAGAAATGCTATTGGCATTTTTGAAGTTACAGTAGATACAACTAATAAAAAAAATGAAGAATGGTATATTAATACTAATGTTTCTTATGGAGTAGAAAGCAATAAAGCAGTAGGTTCTTATGGAATTGCAACACCTAAAGCTCATGCAGATACTTTGTGGACAGAACAAGACAAAACAGATGGTTTAATACCAGATGATAAAGATGTAGGTGATGTAAAAACAGAAGGATTAAAAACAAGATTAATTAGAACAATTAAACAACAAGCTGCTGGAGAACTTCAAAAAACAGATTGGTATATAGTTAGAAAAGCAGATGCTGGAACAGCAGTACCATCAGCTATTACTACTCATAGAGCAGCAGTTAGAACTAAAGCTGCTGAAATGGAAACAGCAATTACAAATGCTAGTGATACACCAGCATTAGAAACTTTATATACTTACACAACTAATGATGCTGGAATAAAATCTAGACCATTAGGTGAACTTCCAATATTGGAGAGTTAATGATTATTATACCAGCTAATAGTACATCAGGTGCTTTTGAAATAGCTAATTCTTGTAGGTTTGATAATGGAGATACGAGTTATTTAAGCAGAACAGCTGGAACACCAACAAACTCTAAAAAATTTACTTTTTCAGCTTGGGTTAAAAAATCAAATGACAAATCTGGCGGACATTATTTATTAGATACTGCCGCTACTTCTGTTGGCTCAGAAAATGCAATAGCTTTTGATGGAGATCAAAAATTTAGAGTTGGTGAATATACAGGGAGTAATGTTTTTAATACAAGAACTACTGCATTATTTAGAGACTGTGCGTCTTGGTATCACTGTTTTATTAAAGGCGATAGTACACAGTCAACCGCTAGTGATAGAGTAAAAATTTATGTAAATGGCTCATTACAAAATGTTGATAATGAATATCCAAGTGAAAATTATGATTTTAAATTTAATGTTTCTGGAAATGCTATTAATATAGGTAGAGGAATTTCAAACTCAGGTAGAATTTTAGATGGTTATCTCGCAGAATATTATTTCATTGATGGAGAAGCACTAGCACACACAGAATTTGGAGAGTTTGATGAAGATTCACCTACAATATGGAAACCAAAAAAATTTAGTGGTAGTTTTGGCTCTAATGGATTCCATCTTGACTTTAAAGATAGTTCAGCTTTAGGAAATGATGTATCAGGAAATAATAATGATTTTACTTCTAATAATCTAGCCGCAATAGACCAAAGCATAGATACGCCAACTAATAACTTTGTAACTTGGAATCCTTTAGATACAGGAAGGACTTATACAGGAACTATTGATTTAACTCAAGGTAACTTAAGACAATCTAATGGAAGTGATGCTTCTTTAATATCAACTATAGCTGTAAATTCAGGTAAATGGTATATGGAATTTAAGTGTGAAGATGCTGATAATACAAGAACTTTTGGAATTATAGATATTGCAGAATCAAATGGATATGTTGGTCATTCTTCAGTAGCATCAGCAATTTCATATGGTTACAAATCTTCTGATGGAACTTTATGGATAGGAACATCATCACAAGCCTCTAGTGTTGGAACAACATCTGCTGGAGATATTGTTTCAATGGCTATTGATTTAGATAGTTCAACAAAAACTATTAAATGGCAAAAGAATGGCTCTGATTTATCTGGAACTACACAATTAACTATAAGTCACACAGGATATTATTGGGGAATAATTTGCAGATGTGATGGTGGACAAGTTATAAGTGCAAATTTTGGAAGTCCTGCTTATAGTATCTCATCAGGCAACGCAGATGCTAATGGTTATGGAAACTTTGAATATGCAGTACCTAGTGGATATTACGCATTATGTACTAAAAACTTAGCGGAGTATGGATAATGGCTTATACCGATATAGATAATGCTGGTTTATTTTATAACACTATTCTTTATACAGGGAATGGCTCGACACAATCTATTACAGGAGTAGGTTTTCAACCAGATTTAGTTTGGCTAAAAAATAGAACAGATGGAACAGCAGCACATAGACTTACTGATAGTGTTAGAGGTGCAACTAAAGAAATATATAGTAATTTAACCAATGCACAATATACTGATACTGGTGGAGTAACTGCTTTTGATTCAGATGGTTTTAGTCTTGGCTCAACTCTTGGATATAACCAAAATACACATCTTTTTGTTTCTTTTAATTTTAAAGAATCTGCAACTGCTGGAATTGATATAGTTTCATATACAGGAAATGGAAGTGCAGATAGATCAATTTCTCATTCTTTAGGAACAGAGCCAGATTTTATTATGACAAAAATTCATAGTGAAACTATGAACTGGCCAACATATTCTAAAGCTATGGGTAATGGTGTTGCTTTTTTAGATATTGCTGACGCATGGACAGATCACTCATCATATCTAAATTATTGGTATCCATCAGGAATGGGATCAAGCACTTTTGGTGTTGGAGATAATGATAATACTAACAAAAATACTACAAGTGTTATTTCTTATTTATTTTCAAATAGACAAGGATTTTTAAAAGCAGGAAAATATAAAGGCAATGGCTCAAATGACGGAACTTTCGTTTATACAGGATTTCGTCCTGCATTCGTACTTTTGAAAAGGACTGATAGTTCTACTGAATGGCAACTAATTGATAACAGAAGATCAAATCAAGGTGGTCTTAATGTTATAGATGAAGTTCTTGCACCGAGTACAAATGATGCTGATTATGATGATGGTAGTAATTGGTTTGCAGATTTTCTTTCAAATGGTTTCAAATTAAGAAATGGTGGTGCAGCAGGAAATAACTCAGGATCAACATTTTTGTATTTAGCTATAGCAGAATCTCCATTTGTTAATTCTAAAGGTGTTCCAACTAATGCAAGGTAGTTATGGCATTTATTAATTCAATACCTTCATCTACTTCTATTGGAACTTCAGATATACAGGCAGATGCAATTACTAATGCTAAAATTGCAGATGATGCAATTAATAGCGAACATTATACAGATGGAAGTATTGATACTGCTCATGTTGCAGATAATCAAATTACTACTGCAAAGATAGGTTATGCTGAAGCTACTCTTACAGATGGATCTACAATATCTTGGGATGCCTCAACTTCAGATGTAGCAAAAGTTACACTTGCAGGAAACAGAACTTTAGGAGCAGCATCAAATGGAACTACAGGACAATTTGTTTCATTACTTATAATTCAGGATGGTACAGGTTCAAGAACATTAACTTGGAATGCTGTATATGAATTTAAGGATGATGAAGCTCCAACATTAACTACAACAGCATCTAAAGGAGATCTATTTATATTTAGGTATAATGGAAGTAAATATTTAGAAGTTGGAAGAAATACAAATTTAACATTAAGTTAATATGGCAAATACTTTTAAATTTAAAGGAGTTGCATTAGCAACAGGTAGTGAGACTGCATTATTAACTGCAGCATCAGATGAGACTTTAATTATAAAGTCTATATTGGTAACTAATAATACAAGTAATACACCAACATTATCATTAGATGTAGCAGATAATTCAGCTAGTGCTGAGTATACTATACTTAAAACGCATACATTAGCAGCTAATACATCAGGAGAAGTATTTACTGGATCACCTTTAGTTTTAGAACCTTCTGATGCAATAAAAGCTACAGTTAGTAGTTCAGATTCAGTTCATTTTGGTATATCATATATGTCAGTAACATGATCGAACTAATAAATGTACCAACTAAAAGCGTTAACGAAGTTTGGGCATTAGTTAAAACAGACATCGCTAACGCTTTAAACAGATCCAATGGTTATGCTTTAGCAGACCATATTAAAAAGTGGATTATTGAAGAAAAAATGCAACTATGGATCTTATGGGATAAAGAAGCTGAAAAAAAATCCAAGTATTATGGATTAGTAGTAACAGAAATAATACAAAGACCATTACAACGTTGTCTTAATATGAGAATTATGACAGGTAGACATCGTGAAAAATGGCAACATTTAATTAAACACATTGAAAATTTTGCGTGGTTAAATAATTGTGATTCGCTAGAATTAATAGCGAGACCTGGTTGGAAGAAAGTTCTTAAACCATTTGGTTACACAGAAACCCATGTATTATTACAAAAAAAAAAGGAGAAATAACATATGTCATTCGGAGGAGGAAGCTCAGGTGGAGGTAGTACTTCAAATACTACTCAAATACAACCTTACGCTCCAGCAGAACCAGCTTTAAATCAGATTTTATCTGAAGCTGGAACTATATACAACCAAGGACCAAGTGCTGCAGGATACGTAGCACCAAGCACACAAACTTTACAAGGTTTATCAGCACAAGAAACTATGGCTAATGCTGCTAACCAACAAATATTAAATACTATTCAGGGTCAGTATACAAATCCTTTCTTATCTCCTTTGATTGCGAATGCTGCAACTGATGTATATTCTAATGTTGCTGGTCAGTTTAGTGGAGCTGGTAGAACACCAACTTCACCTTTAGCTCAATCTGCTGTAGTTAGCCAATTAGGTAAACAA